ACCCCAAGCAAGATTGGTGTAATAAATTCCAATTGATGTTGGTACTTGTCCTGGTGCGCCCGTGAATACAACACCGGCAGCATCAATAAACTGAGCTTTGAAATCCAATAACATTTGGTTATTACCAGACGGGTCAGTGCCAGCAAAGTTATAGTCATCACTCAACTGTAATTTGGCATTTAGAACATCAGCCACTATTTGAATAGTGCCTTGTCTAGTGAAATTTTGTGCTGTGCTTTTATAAAAATATTTGATAGTGTGTGTAATACTTTCTGTGGGAACTCCAAATGCATCAGTTGAACATGGCAATCTAAAAGCCAAGTCAGCAGTGGTTCGATAACCTAAAATAATTTTATTAAACATTTGAGGAGCGTAACTACCATGTCCAGCAAACTCAGGCACATACTGAGTAGTCAGCACCAAAGAAGTTGCCATCTCAATGTGTCTATCAGATATATCATTCACACTGCCGTTGCCATATGTGGCAAAATATATTTGCGGATATCGGGCGCTGAGACTACTGGTGCCACCGTCATTGCCTACATTTTTGTATATGCAATTTCTAGTGGTATTGTTAGTGCCAAGACCTAGATACACTGCATGTCTTTTAATGTTGTTGAATCTGCAATTGGTAATATTGGTGTTGCGCGGTCCGTACTGTTGTCCCACGGTCTGTCCATCGGCACCTTCTCCAAACACAAAACTTTGATAACCGTTATCAAAGAAACAGTTTTCAAAATCGTTATCAATTATGTCTTGTTTTGCGTATACTGCGTATGTAAAGTTTGTAAATCGAATATTTTTAAACAAGTTAGCAGAGCAAGTGACCAAACTGCTAAAACTGTTCAATGCAATACCAACGTTTTTAGTATTGGTTACTCCGCCCCAATCGCCTTGTAAATTTAAATCCGTAAACTTACTGTCTTTGACACAGTTCAAAGTCAAACATCCGTTTTTACCAGTAGGTGCATGAATAGTCATGCCTTCTAATTCAATGTTACGTGGTTGATTACTGTTGGTGGTTGATGAGATGATGGACGGATTTCCAACTGTTGATGTATCATTAACAAACTCTATGGCAGACTTGGTCAATGTAACAGTAAATGTTATGGCAGTTTGTGTGACTGTGGCGTTGGCGCTCAGCGTTACACTAACGTTGGGAACAACACTAACAATAGTAGCTCCAGCAGGAATTCCGTTGCCGGTTATCAATGCACCGACCATACGTGCATTTGCTCCGCTGGTAGTTAATAAAGACTGTCCATTAGTAGTTGCACCTGTAACAGTAGATACTGGATTATAATATATGAAAGTCTTATCGGCGCCTGCACCTACTATGCTTGCATATGCCGGAACATATAATGTAGACGATATGTTATATACACCAGGTTGTAGTACCAATGTTACTCTAGTTCGTTTGGCAATAACCGATGTACCTGACGATTTGGTAGTGGGATTTAAAAATAACTGATTGATAGCACGTTGTAGTGTAACAGTATCGTCCGCAACTCCATTGCCAGTTACACCAAAATCGTAAGCTGAAACAACATCATCTAATTTGTCTTGTAGTAATCGTGTAGTGGGATTATTGGCTGTGGGACCAGTAGTTATGCTGGAATCGGTAGCATGATAAATGTGTTTGATAGTGTTAAGAATGTTGAATTGTGTTTCAAGATCCTTTTGCGTAAGAATTTTTGTATTTCCTACTGCCGGACTGCCTTCGCTGACAGCTCCGTTGCCAATGTACAATTCCTGACTATCAATGGCCCACGCCATTTCGCCCGATGCCAATTGAGGTAGCCCAGTACCACTATTAATTTTACCGCGTCGAACTTGAATTCGACTAATTTGAACCACAGCCATGAGAATATCCTCTATATAGGATATTTATCAGTTTTCTCTGTAGTACTGCTCCACCCTATTCCACCACTGCTTTTCCCAGTGAGCAAACATGTCTGGGGTAAGAATAAACTCCTGATAAGCCGGTTCTCCCCAAACCATAGGTGTAATTTCGGGAGGTTTTACGCACATGAATACTACACCTTTGCGAATGTTGGTCTTATGTACTTCGTTATGAGCCAGCGCATAAGCCACCATTTGCAAGTAATAGTCTTCAATCCACTCTTCTTTTTTGGGTTTGTTGGTTTGTTTATGGTCCATGATTGCACCCTCATTCAAATGAAGTCCTACACAATCAGTAGTTCCCGCATATAAACCTGGATAATACAAACCAACTTCAACACCCCACACTTCGTTAACGTTTTTAAGTCCATGTTCGATAATGTGTTTGGCCATCTTGTGACTTTGCACACTGTATGGATTTGATCCTGGATCGTTGAGTGTGCCTTGCACAATGTAATCTTCCAAATACTTGTGCATACGTGTACCGCGGCTGGCAGCTTCGGTAACAATCTCGGTGCTTTTCTTTTCGCCCACAGATCGCCGCCATGCTTGTAAGGCGGCAACTTTTTCTGCTGGTTTGGTTTTGTCTAGTATTGTTGTAACGGATGGCAGTTTGCCACCGTCTGGCGTGGCGTATAAACGCTTGCCTTCTACACTTTCTCTGTTTAGGGGAGTGTAGTCATATCTTTCAGTTAATAAGGTCATACAGTATGTTAAACTATATGACCTTATTTGTCAATGCTTATTTGCCTAATTTGGTTGCACGTTTTGCCATTTTCTCAACTTCGCCGGTTTTTTCTCCGCCTTGTTGTTGTCTGTTTTGTTGATTATTGGTTTTTAACACAATGCCTTGACCATCAAATCGATCAATGAACTTTTTCAGTAATGGGCCTTCTTGTGGATCATCCCAACGGGCAACAAATGCATCATATGCTTCAGCATCACTGTCACCCAGTGTGGGCATGTCTCTATTGGCCAATTCAGTGTTTAATGTATCCCATCGAAGATTGCCTTCGATTCCGTTAGGGCCTTGATTGTTTGCGTCTGATTGAAGAACCCAAAGAATACGTTCTAAGGGTTCTATGTTCTCAATTATTTTTTTTTTGAAGCTAACAACATGCCCAACTTGCGGCTATAGTCAATGCTTTCACGCTTCTCACGACCCACTTCAGGTGCTGGAGGAGTTTCTTCTGCTGGTGCGGCGCCTGACATGTCAGCGGCCATGCCTGCCATTGCATCACCTCCCATGGAAGGCAATCCGCCTGTTGGTGCAGGTGCGCCCATTGTTGGTGCTTCACCGCCTGATACTAAAGATAAGCCTGTTGATAGACCGGTTCTTGAAGTTTCTAATGCTGTGTATACTGCCTCTAATGCAGGTTTAACTGCATCTTGATATTGTTGTGCAACATCACTTCCTTGAGTTTCTCTTATAGAGTCCATTAGTTCAAGCAATTGTTCTGCTTTCATTGCGGCCACATCTTCTAGCCAGCCTGTAATACGGTCTACCATGTCTTTTGTAGCCATGATGATTTCGGCCTTGTCTTCTTCGCCTTCAGCAAGAATATAACTTGCTTGTGATTCTGTTAAGTCGTAACGAATTGATAATTCTGCTTTGAGTTCTGCGTTGTCGCTTTCGCCCAATGTCATTCGTTGAATTGCACTGTTGATCCAATTTGATGGAACTGAAAACCCTTTAGCACGTTGTCCAATAATGGTTGCTTTGTATTGGTTAACACTTTCATTTTTCTTTTGTTTTTTCATTGTTTCTTCTTCGTCTTGTGATTCATCAAGATCGCACTCACATGGCGCTTTGTGGCAATCACTGCATTTGCCTTCTTCGCGTTCCATGATTTCTTGATTGATAACATCAAGCAAAGCACGAGTCTTTTGATAAGCTGGACTTCCACTCAATGAGTCAAAACTTTCATTCATTTCGAGTTGGCTCATTTCAGTGCGTAGTTTGTTTTGCACGTCTGAAAGCTGAACATCGTTGAATTGTTCCAGTTTCAATTTGTATCCAAAGTTCTTAGCTAGACTTTCGTTGAGTCTTTTGCTAGTAACAGGTTTTGATAGTTCTCTAATTTGCATGATGGCGTCCTAAGATATCTTATTGTGTATTTATACTTTTCAGCTGGCGAAAGTCCATTTAAAAGACTGTGATATTTGATTCTTGTAATGATCCGACCTATCCTGACTGTATTCCAACTTATTTAACAATATCAAATACCTATCATAATCAATAGACTTCTTGGCAATGTTGTTTTTGAATACTAGTGTATCACAATAATGCGTCCAATAGTGCCTATCCAACTGCTTGATACTGTTGAATTTATTAAGGTCTAATCGATGATATGCTTTTGCGGCCATAAGAGCACAGGTTTTGAGATAAAACTGTTCTATGAATGGCCCGGATTTGTAATGTAGTGCCCAGTTTTTAAATTTGTCTAATTTAATTACAAATTCTTTATAAACAATGTCGCCGTTAGGCTGTATGCTTATAGGCAGAGTTTTTGCAAGGTCTACTTCAAACTGTCCAGCAAGTTCTTTGATAAATTTAGGTTTGGGTTTATTTGATTTTTTCATTTGCAACTACACTAGGATCGTTCATTCCTATTTTAGTTATCAAACTCTTGCGTATCATGACCTGAACTTTGAATTGATCTTGCTCACTCAGCTGACTGAGTTTAACTGGTTGTTTTAAACGTGCTAAGAGTTTAGCTTCTTCACGGGTAGTCCAAATATCAAATCCGTCAAGGATATTGTATATTTTTTCGTTCTTTGGACTGTGTTCGTAGCCGTCTAAAAGTTCGCTTATTTTCATCTTAAGCCTGCGATAGTTCTCATTTTTTCTAGTAACTCATCATCAGCTTGTTTGGCCGCAGTGTCTGCACTTGGCGTCACCGGCTTAATAGATTGTGGTCTATCCGATGGTTGCTGACTTGTTGGCATATTGTCTGCTTGAGCCGCTAGTGATTTTAAGTCGTCAATCATTTTTAAAAATTCTGGATCATTAAAAACCTGAGACATTTTTTGCATAGTCAACACTATATCAACATTACCATGCCCGTCTGGAACTATGAATTTCTTTGCAGATTCCATATCAGCTGGACTTAGATCCGTATCGTTTTCACGTGCTGTTTGTGCCAACCCTGCCATAAACTCTTCAGGAGTCATACTGAAACTGTCGTCTTGATCTTCGTAATTATAACTGCCTGTCACATGTGGTTTCACACTGACATCTTTGATAAAGTCATCAGTAGGATCTCCGCCGATATCTTCTGCGGCCGCAAGTTCAACATTCGCTCCTATTGCCGGACCCATTGGTTTATTAGGATCTTGATTGGCATCAGCTACTGCATCGGGATTCAAAGTAAACTTGTTAGGGTCAGTGGGATCAGCCATGACAGACGCTACTTTCTCTGGAGGCAGTATGAGTTGTGTGCCGTCTGGTTTGGCCAAAGTCAAACCAGTGTTGGGGTCGTTTTGTGTAACTTTGTATGCTTCACCATCTTCGTTGACATCAGCTTGAGGCATGCCGGGTTTGGTAGTTTGTTGTTGTGGCTTTTTGGTATAGAGCTTGGCTCTGTGGCCTTTTTTATGTTCTACAATATCTTTAATCTTCATCTTGTTCCCCGAGGCTTAGTTGTTTGCTTTGTAAGTGATCAATGCGTTTGCGCAATTTGTCTATCTGTCCCCTGGAACGCAATAGCTTAAATGCCAAATTCTCAATGCTGTATTCGCCGCCAGATTCTAATCCAGCTTTGCGTAAACGATAGATGTGATCCATTGTTTCTTCAGCAGTATTTAAGTCATTTGACCGTAGAGATTGGTTTATCTTTCCTGCGTAGTTGCGGGCTTTCTTTTTGATTTCTTTAGGATCTACATCAGGAGTAAGTTCTTTAGGCTCACTCAGCCATTTGCTGTCTAATACACTATAAATGCCTGCGCTATGATGTGGCTCTGCGGCATCTTGCACATACACTTCTACAGGTATATCTTTAAGTGTAATTCGGTATTGGCTGTTGTACTGATTTTTCTTAGCATTGAACAGCTCCTTGAGATCTGGATGATCCTTGGGCATGTTGGCTATCAAGTGTAGATCTATGTCGCTGTGCTTGCTGTAACCAAAGCTGGCATTGCTGCCGCTGATGGTAATGTCAGTAAGATCCAAATTGGGTATGTTGATGTAGTCTATAAAGTGCTTGGCAATTTGTAGCAGTTTATAACGGATTTCCAGTTTGAGTTCGGTGCCGTCCCACAGGCTGGGGTTTAGCTTGTTGTGCGTGGGTGCAAATTCTGATTGAGTTTCTTGAGCATACATGGTACTGTATTTAACAGAATCACAAGCCTAGGAACTTTAATACATGTGGAAAATTAATAGCGTTGATCCAACCAGCACCTGCGGCAAATGCCAAACCTACCATGGCATACATGGTGTATTTGTTTTTGATCTTTTCTAAGCTGGTGATTTTGTCAGCTAGTTCTGCATGTTGCGTGTTACTGGCTGTGGCCATTTCACACAGTTTTGTGTCTAGCAAATCACGAGTGTTGTCTAGACAGTCGTGCATTTCTTTGACGCCTACTTTGAGTTCGTCAAGTTTTTCTTCTATTTGATGTACTTTGGTTTCAACTACTGCTACACGCTCTGGTAACAGTGCTAACTGTGCTACTGCTTCTTTTGTGGCCATTATTAGGCTTCTCCAATGTTATAAGTCAGGGACTCGCTCCGAGTCATGTGCCTAGTGTATGATTGAATGCCTAAGTGTTTACGTGGATAAATTGCCTACAATGTTATTTATTACTTTTGATGAAAAACAATGTTTTTGTTTTGGCCTTCGGTGACAAACACAGCAAAACGTTGTTCCATGAGTTCGTCAAGACCTGATATGTAGGGCACACCGTTGAAATCGTCTTTGAGATATCCTACTGCGTCATCATCTTTCTGATATAAGAAATCACGCTCTGTACTGAAATCAAAACGCCACACTTTGACAACGTCTTCCATGTCAAATCCTATTACAGTACCTTTGACTGTGGTTGCTATGGGTTTTTGCACATACGAAATGTTAGCTCGCATGCCAAGTGTTTGTACTACTGAACTAAAATTTTGTTCTTTCCAACGTAAGGATTCTTTACCAGCTTCATGACGATATTGTCCTGTGCTGGTTATGTCTATCAATGTGTATAGTTTATATTCCATGCAGTATTTAACAGTCGTAAAAAAGCCTACTATAAAAGTAGGCTTAGTCTTCCCATCCCTGAGAATTAAAACAAATTACAGTGTTGTACCAATTGCAATTGTTGGAATTGAGATTGTAGTTGCGGCACTTGCATTTAAAGCGGCATTGATTGCGGCTTCTGCTAAACCAAAACCTGTACCTTGTGTATTACCACTGTCAGCACCGTTTGCTGTATCTGCGGCGATAACAGCAATAAAGCCTGTAGCTACTGGTGCGTATACTGCATAAACTTCTACAAAGTTTTGTAATGTACGAACTGCTTTGCTGTACAAACTTGCTGGTAGTGTGTAAGACAATGAGCTGGTAGCGCCGTCTTGATAACGCATGTCGTTTGAACCGCCTGTTACTAACACTTTAATTACTGTTAGTTCACGAGTACCAAACTGTGTGCTTTCTGTTGTTTTTAGCCAATTGGCTGATGTTGTTGAGTCTACTGATGGCATAATATTTCTCCTCTATATGCTTTTTAGAACACCCTCTGTGTCCTTTGTATATTTATTTACCTATTTTGGTAAAAACCTGCTTTAAATGCTAACGATTTGACGAATAGCTTTGAACCAATCCACTGACCCTTCTTTGAGGAAACGTTCTGGGTATTTCTTCTGCATATCGCCTTTGAACTGTGCTAAACGTGGGTTGTCTATGCCTTGTGGAATGTGTTGCAGTATACGTTCCACTGTGGCTAACCAGTCCTGATTGGCAGATGGATCATTGAACAAGCGTTGTGCTATCTTATGTACATCACGCTCCAACACTTCGCCATTGGCACGACTTTTCAGTGCGCCGCCCATGCCGTAGTACAAGAACGCTTTTTCAAGATGATTGGGAATACTGTTGGCCAAGCTGGACAGCGCCATTTGCTGGTCTTGTCCGTCATATTGATAGTCTTGTGAGTATTCGTGTTCGTGATGTTTAACTGTGGTGGCCGCATGTTCTGTAGTTGGAAAATCCACTTGATAATAAGCCGCAACTTCAGTACCCAGTGCTGGCACGTTAACAGTATAGCCTGCTGGAATTCCAAGGTGTACTTGCTCGCCAGTCTGTGTTACACTGTCAAAACTTTGGCTGAGATACTGTGCCAATGCGCTACGGATTGCACCGTCGTCAGCATCTGCTTCTAAACCTAACTTAGGAGCAATTTCTTTACTGCTGATATGAATGTCTATATCGCCAGCAGTTGTTTTGACACTGCCCATTTTGTAGTAAGGATGGTTTGGATGCCACGAACCTGCTGATCCGCTGGTCCAGTGTCCTTTGGTGCCAAGTGCATCCAACACTGGCTGTACTTGTTGTACAATAGCATCGTAAGCCTTGCGTGGAATACGCACAATAACACCTTTGATGTTTTGTGGATCTATCTTCTTTTTTGGTTTGGCAGTAGGGCCTAATCGTGCGGCATTGATTTCTTCAACGCCATATAGCCCTGCTGGTTCTAATGCAAATCCGCTCATTCTTTACTCTCTTGTATGCGCTTGATGCCACGTTTGAATTTGCTGGCATCAGCTGTTCTAATGCTGTTGATGAATCTGCGCTCTAACTCAGCGGCCGTTTCGATATCATAGCTGGCCCTAATCTGCTCCAATAAGTTCACAGCACTTTGGATGATGTTGGAACCGCGGCTTTCGATAACCAAGTCAGTGTCTCGGTTAATGCCTAAATCGCTTAATTCCTGTAAAATACTTCTTGTTGTTTTGCGCATATATGATCTTCCAAGTGTATTTATAGTATACTATGCTTGATTAATAATATCAAATAACTTGGTAAATGTTGCAGTGCCATGTATACTTGCTAAATACTCAGTAGAAACCATGAGTAGCTACACACTTAACACACAGGAAAGTAAAATGAAATACCTATCAGAAAAGATGCAGTCTATACTGGAACGTCTATCCGAAATGTTCCCAGGTAGCAGTTATCAATCAAGTCTAGATGCTTATCTAGCAGACAAAGGCATTACCGATGCCGCACAGTTGGAAAATTACATCCGACAATTCAACTCCCAAAAGGAACGATTTCTATGAAAAACACATTAACTAAAATTGGCAATTTTTTTGTTGCTTGGGCAGAGGCCCTACACGAATACCGTAACCGTAAAGGATACCGTAATGGTGGATATTATTGAACGATTACAGCATTACGAACACAAATATGGCGAAAAAACAGCCGCAATAGCTATTGTTGCCATTGTAGTTTATCTAGTTATAGCACAGTAATCTTGCACCGTAAGGTGTAAATACATACACACAGGAGGTCTTATAGATGACTACTAAGTTTTCACACGTTAAAGGTTCTGAGGTAGAATTTAAGGGTGGCGGATTACGCGACTTTTTTCTATACAAAGATCTTGGCGTAGCAGATGCAACACACGGGCGTGTGCTTGCTCATATTACCAAAGCTAACTTACCTCCAGAAGGTTCAGGCGGTACTGGCTGGCACATTCACGTGGCTGAGTTCCAAATCGTTTACATGTTAAAGGGTTGGGCCAAGTTCATGTATGAGGACAAAATCCATCTAGTTGAAGCAGGCGACTGCGTACAGCAACAGCCAGGTATTGTACACTATCTATACGACTACAGTCCAGACATGGAGTATTTGGAAATCATTACTCCAGCTGATTACGGCACAGAGCCAGCTGAAGGCCCTTGCACTATACCAGATCCCCAACCTTGGCATAAAATTTTAGACTGATATGACACTTGTTTACATCCATGGCGCCAGTGCCACAAGCGAAAGTTTTAACTATATTAGGGGCAAGTTGGGAAAAGGCATAGACATTAACTACGATAGTCGAAATGGGTTTGAAAATAACTTAAATGAAATGCAAGCTCAATTAGAAGGCGTTAACGACATTGCATTTATAGCACATAGCTTGGGCGGAGTATATGCCATACATCTGGCCAATGCCATACCCACACAGGTATTGGGTGCTGTTACACTGAGTACACCCTATGGAGGTGCTGAAGTGGCTGAAATGGTCAAATACTTCTTGCCGTTCAGTAGACTGATGCGCGACATTGGACCCAGTTCATGGGCCATGAAACAGGCTGATCGGATCAAGATACAGCATCCGTGGACTAACATTGTTACTGTCAAAGGCCAAAGCCCATTCATGCATGAACCCAACGATGGTGTGGTAACCATAGCCAGTCAACGGCATCATGAGGACATGGAACTGATAGAAGTGGACTACAACCACTACGAAGTGGTGTTGGCAGAATCAGTGGTCAAGATCATTAAAGAAAGAGTAAAGAAATTTAAGAAATAACTCATTCAGCTTTACACACAGTTTTGTATACTGTATAATAAATACATGGACAGCAATAGTGCTGTTGAACACAAACATACACACAGGAGATTAATATGTTTACATCATTTGACACAATCATCGACACCGTTCAAGGTGCTCAAACTAAGTTCGTAGAAACTTACGTTACAGACAAAAAGATCCAAGCAGAGCTAGTTAAGCTAACAGAAGCACAAGCCAAGTTTGCAAAAGGATCTTACCAAACTACTCTAAGCATTGCTGAAGCTGTATTTAAAACAACCAACGACGCTGTTCAAAGCCAAGTTAAGAAAGCAACTGCCAAAAAGGAAACTGCGTAATGTCTGAATTCAATACACCAAAACTACCAGAAGTTAAATTCAGCAAGAACGGTTACGAGATCCGCACAGACGTGTTGGCTATGGCCAAAGACGCTGTTATGGAAGAATACCACTCAAAGTTCCGCGGTTGGGAAATGTCAGTTGCTCGTGATGAAAAGACTGGACAAGTTGTAACCCGAGTAGGTATGCCAGAGTTTCCAGGTCTAGACAAGATCATGGAAGCCGCTGAAAAGTTCTATGGGTTTGTTAATACAGGCACAAAGAAGTAATACATTAGCATAGCTAGTTCGCCAGAATAGCGTAACATTCACTAGCACCTTCGGGTGCTTTTATTTTGGTTAAATGAATTGTCAACTAAGTGTAACTCTAAGGCGTTGTATATATGTAGGGATAGAAATTCCTACACTAACCTAAAGGAAACTTTAAAATGAAAGCTATCGCAACCGTAATCGCAACTTTGTTTGCCGCAACTGTATTTGCCGCTGAGCCAGCTAAGGCACCAGCAACTCCTGCTTCAGCACCAGCTAAAGTGGAAGCCAAGAAGGACGAAAAGAAGCCTGTCAAAAGCGAGCCTGCTAAGAAAGACGCACCTAAAGCAGACGCAAAGCCAACTGCCCCAGCCGCTAAGTAATCGCAGTTTAGATGACAATGATGACCTCATAATAGACGATGAGGTCACATTTGGTCGTAATAGACGAGCTGAACAGTTTGGAAAACTGGTACATGATTACGATGACAAAGCACCGTTAAGTGATTATGTGTTAGCCAGACTGGCTCAAGCTAGAGAATTAGCAATGGCCGCATATAGAAAAGCCCACGCATAAGTGGGCTTTTTTGTTATTCTACTGATTCTTTATCAAAGTAGTCTGGATGCTGTTTGCCCCAGTTGCGCATGATTACGGCGGCCTGTGCGTTAGCATCATTTTCTTGTGGTGATCCAGTCGAGCCTGCGTCATCGTCAGCCAGCTCATCATTCAAGTCTTGTTTGAAGTGTACCATTTCGTGTGCCAATGTTCTACAGATATCGTTGATGTGACGATTCTTCACAGTAATAGTGATGTGTTCAGCACCTGGCTGATATCCACCAAATGATTTGCGTTCCACACTTTGCTTTGAATCAAACACAAAGTCAAACTTTGGCAGTGTTTTGAGTTCCAAGTGTTCAGCGGCAAAGCGCACAAAGTCCAATAGGATTGGATACGTATCCTTTTTACCAAGGCCTTCAGTGAGTATTTCTTTAACTTTCATATGTATATTTAGCGTTATGCGCCGCGCACCATTACGCCACTGAAATACGAAATTGTGGATCCAGCTGTGGTAGTTTTATTACTGCCACTAGTCTGTTGGATCCGAATATGAAAACTATCTGTAGTACCATTGGCATAGGCTATGTCAGATACCTGCATTGAATACCAATTTGCACCTTGTTCTGTGCCGCCTTCGTTAGTGCCACGAGCATATTCGTTGGCGTTTTTGTAAAGCACAATCATAATTTCGCCAGTGCTAGCCGGGCCGTCAATACGAACAGTAGCATTGAATTGATAGTAGCCTTCTATTGTAGGTGTAAATGTATTACTGGTAAAACAGTTGTCAGTGTCAAAGTTTTCAGCGCCAAATGTTACTGTTAGCTGACTGCCTGATGAAAGAGTTTGCGCTGTAGATACATACGCTCTAAATGCTGGGCCGTTGACTGCTTTCTTACCGCTTACTTGATAATCTCCGCTAATACTTAAATTACCAGTATTACTTAAAATTAATAGAGTTGATGAGTAATCACTATTGACAATCTCTACAGCGCCTGTGCTACTCAATCGGAATGTCTTACTACCGTTAGTAACACCGCTGGTAGTATTAGTAACTTTTAAGAAGTCAAAGTATCCAGTGCCACCCTGTGTGTCTTTACCTGTGGCTAATATTGCTTGTCCAGTTGTTGACGCTGGCGTATAGGTCACATTTACAGGCGAAGATGAACTGTTGGTAACAGCTAGGCTTGTTAGTGTTCCAACTGATGTTAAACTACTATTTACTACTGTTGAATTTAATGTTACGCCAGTTAGTGTACCTGCCGCGGCTGTAACTGTAATAGCCGCAGAGCCATCAAAGTTAACACCGTTGATAGCACGAGCTGTTGCTAGTTTAGTTGCTGTTGCGGCATTACCAGTGTAGGCAGTTGTCTGTGTCGTAGTGTCTGGAAATGTGATCTTGGTTGTATCAAATGTCCAACTGACAGTTGAACCTAATTCTGGCAAGCCAGTAGATAATGAAATACTGGCATTGCCACTTGCGGCACTGATTGCTGTTCTAAAAGGATCGCCTGGAGCAGGTGTTGAGTTAATCCAAAGTACACTGCCATTAATACTGCCTGCTATTGTATTAGTGACTGTTAAGTTAGTTAATGTGCCAACACTAGTCAAACTACTTGTAACCACAGCTGGGGCAAGTACGGTTCCTGATAAAGCATTGGCATCAACAAAGCTGGCGGCCGATGAAATTACGCTGGCAAAACTTCTTAAGTCCCATACGGAAACAATAGTAGCTTTGGGAGTATTACTATAACTTGTCTTAGTTTGATAAACAACTTTATACAGTGGACGGAATTCTACAACAGGAAAACCTGTTAAGTTCAAGTCATTCCACTCAATGGCTTCGGCATCATTTTGATTAGCGTGTTGCGTTTGACTTATAACTCCCATCACTGGATAGTTTATATTGTTGGTGGCAATGATAAATGTAACACCAAACTTGTTGTTGTCAATATCAGGAGTTGACCAAGTGCCTGCTGTGTTTAAGTTATATACTGGACGAACTGATCCTCTCTTTAACGGAAAGGTAGTTGGATTATCTCTTCCCCAGCCAGTTGTTCCAGACAGATAGAATATTGGTATTTGACTTGGGCCCGTTAGATCTTGTTCCCAAGTGTTGGCAGTAGGTGTGTTAGTGCTGACAACATCCACTTGTAAATCTTCATCAAAGAATGTGCCCGAGGCAATGTCTAGTTGTATGTGCGTGTTAAGACTGCCATTGCCACCAAGTATATAATTACTAGCACCAAAGCCGTTGGCAATGGCCGCGCCACGTGTGCGGTGTAGGTATTCATGTGTTTGCCAATCTAAAACAATGCCGTGTCGTTCGTCAGCCACCATAGGTGCTTTGCCAGTGCCTGAGTTCCAATAGACATAAGCGGTAGGGGCTTGGTTAGGCCAATCAAAGTATGTTGTTTGATATTGTAATGCGCCTGCGGCATCAAAGTAAATGTAGTACAAGCCAGTTGTATTAGGAATAGTCACAGTACGAGTTGTGCTGATAACAAACTTAGCACCTTTGACCCAAACATTATAAGAACCGCTTACTGGACTAATTGTAAATGTTCTTGTTGAATCATTAAACGAAATGGTTGACTGACTCTTATCAGCGTGTCCCATTGGTTCTGTTGTAGCAGAGAACACTTCCTGGATTGGTCCAATGTCTGGTATAGTTGGTTTGTTCTTGATAAAGTCTAAACTGGCATTGTTAGACTGTGTCCAATCACTTTGTATCTGAGCGGCTGGAATAGTGGGCTTGTTGGTTAAGTCAGTATATGATCCACTGAATGGTGCGGCTACACTGATAACACCTGCGTTGATAGTTATATTGCTACCAATCTTGACACCACCCAATATTGTGTCAGTTGCTGTTGGTAAAGTGTAAGCACTGGGTATTGTTGGCTTGTCTGTTAAGTCATTATAGCTACCCGAGAACAATGTGGGCTTGCCAGTTAGACTGGCGTATGCTCCATCAAACAACGTTGGCTTGTTAGTTAAGTCAGTATAGCTTCCACTGAACAATGCTGGTTTGTTTAGTATCTGTGCTAGTCCAGAACTGGCATTCCAATCACTATTAACTTGTGCGGCTGGTATTGTAGGCTTGTTAGTTAAGTCAGTATAGCTTCCACTGAACAATGCTGGTTTATTAGATAGGTCAGTATAGCTTCCACTGAATCCGCTGATAACTTGATTGTTGATGGTAATAGTAGTGCCATCAATTTTCACACCACCCTTGACTGTGGTGCTGGCTGTGGGTAGTGTGTAGTCGCCGCCACCTGTGCCGCCACCGCCAATAATAGTGCCGCCGGGGGTATCGTCTAACTGTATACGGAATGTGTTGGTTTCTGAATCGTACCAGATACGATTGAGCTGGCCGATGCGAGTATCGCCATCTGTGCGAGTTTTATAACTGGTGAATAGTTTTTGTATGAATTCCGACATGAAATACCCTAGTTAGAGTATTTATCGGCTAATAAGTTGTTTGATTGCTTGGAGTAAGCTGTCGTCGGCAGATTTAGTTTCACTGCCAATATTATCGTCCTGCGTCATTTTGTCAATAACAGGGCTTTCTTTACCTAATTCGGCTTTGTGTAACTCTAAATGCTGTTGTAACGGAGGAACCATTACAGGATTTGATTGAAACTCTGGCTCGTTTTGTTCTTGGCCTGTTGAAATTTCAGGCTCGCCATCACCATTAATCTTAATGTTGATTGGAATATTAATAGTGAATTCTTTTGCTCTCATGCTAGTATTTATTAGAATCCGTTAGTGGCCATATTATACGCCCCACTTACTGCTGAGGTAGTCTTCTAGAGCTATGATCTCATCATCTGTTAAGGCACGGTTGTAGGCTATCTGTTCAGCAAGGTCGCCGTCGGTTGCACTCATAGTTTCAACATAGGTCGCTGTAGTTGTAAGAGTTCCGCTTGGTGGTGTTCCACCGTTGGTTACTGTTATGTTTGTCTTAGCCCATCTAAATGTACATCTACTGGCCACAGCCGCTGTGCTGTCATAGCGCATTGTGATAATCTTCCAAGTGCCATCAGGGTCTATGTTATTAGCTACTGAGGCTGAACCTACAGGGGTATAGAATTGGTAAGCTGAATTAGATAGGTATCTAACTCCAGTTAAACTGCTTTGTGCAGAGTTGGTTATCATAAACAGGGCAGGATTAAATCCCACTGTGCTAACTGTTTTGGCCAACATAACCACAGTCCATCCGGTGATATTGTCAAAGGCCTCAGTGGTAAATCTAATATTATCGTATGAGCCAGCTGTGGCAAATCTAATCACAGGATAACCGTTGAGTGTATCGCACACCCCGTTCTGTACAGTTGGCTATCGTCCGGCACTACTTCCCGCACCATTTGTGCCGGTCGCTCTGTTAGTTAAGGCTGTAACAGTAGTTCCGTCTGAGAATGTTCCACCGTTGATAGTTGATGCTAGAGCTGTGTCGTACCATATAGACAATCCTGAGAATAAGTTTGGAGTTTCTGATGATGCCCAAGGACGTCCAACAACTAACCCGCCACTATTAATATTATCTACAACATCATTACCTGAATACTTAGTGGGCAGTTCTGATATATCGTAAACTGATCTACGCCCAGTTGCGGCGCGGTCAGTAGCGGCCAAGTCTAGTTTAGCTTTTTGACGCAACTCTTTAGTTGCTAGTTCTGATATTCCGTTTGCGGCCATATTATAATCCGTAGTAGCTCTTGGTTGTATTATAGTTGCTCAACATTTCTGCATCTGTTAGTGCGCCGTTGTAGATCTGTATAGCACCAATACCACCTTGCATGTTTGGATCTGGAGGATTGCCCCAGTTTGACTTGCCAATATAGCATAAGGTTCGTGTGATGTTTACTGGCTTGCCGGTTACACCTGATCCGTACGGTTGTCCATCTATGTAGATTTTAGCAAGCCCTTGACTGAGGTTGCCTACAGTGTTGAGTGTAAATGTGGCACAGATCTGATGCCAGACGTTTAATAATACTGTACTGGAGCCTGGGTAAGTTGATTGAAACTGTGATCCTTCAATATAGATGCCGGGCTTGCCTGTACCTCCATACGTGTTGGATAACAAGATGTTGTTAGAGCCAGCGCCATTACCAAAGTCTATGATTCGGTTCCAGTTTAATACTGCGCTGACATAAACCCAACTCTGTATGGTAAATGAGTTACCATCAAAATAAACGTTAGGCACACATTGAGCGTAATTAGCATCACCGCCTGGGAACACAGCACAACTTTGTCCGCCTACTGTTCCATAGGCCACTGAGCCATAGATGGTAGCATCATTGTGATTGCTGGTTAGATCGTACCAAGTACCTGGACTGGCAGTTCTTGCTAGACTGTTGGTATTTCGACTGTCCAAGTTCAAGATTAAGGTAGCACCACTGGAACTGGTTTCAATAACTGTAATAGCAGTATCTGGATTAGTTGTTGACCAAGGACGGCCTTTAACTAGCCCACCTGTGTTGACATTGTTAGTTATGGCATTGACGTTATATTTTGTTGGTAATAATGTTGTATCTAACGTATTAGCGGCTCTGTAATAGTTCTTTGTTGCATCTGTACTGCCACTAATTGTGCCATCACGGGCCACAACTTTGCCCTGTCTTTTGGCAGTGGCTTTGGCCAATTTGGCTTCTTGCTTTAATTGTTTATTTGCTAGCGTTGATATCCCGTTTGCGGCCATTATTATAATCCTCTAGCAATATTTAGCGTTTATTATGCTGGATAAATATTGTATGAATCGTATTATAAACATTGCAATAAGCCTAGCACCCATGCCCTTGTTTGTGGCAGGAGCGGTGTATTCTTATCTAAATCCCAGTATGTGTGGAGCTGCCAATGAAATGCTACTGATGTGGATTGTAATGGCGGCAGCGCATGTTTCGCCTTGGATCATGTATTTGGAACAGCGACGTTATCGCAAAATCCAACACTTGCCCCATAAACAGCAGTGATAGTGACCCGCCAACACTGCTTGAGCTTCCCAGTACAAATTATCTAACAGATCAAAGCGGCCAGTCATCCACACAATTTCATCCACTTGCACAGTGCCTCGGACTCCTTGGATATACACACGCCAATAATTGCCTTGAGGGTCTTGTCGCCACTTGTAAGGCTCAACAGTTTCCCATTCCATATGACGTTATGGTAGGCTTGAGATCTGTTTGACGGTGATAACACCTATCATGCCACCATGTAATTGGCAGAGATATCCGTAAGCACCTGAGATGTTCTGTGGTATCTGCCAGTACAATGTTCCTGAAGTTTTGCCTTGAGCATTAGTTCCAGTACTCACAGTGCCGTCAGTGGCCACGTGAATCAAGCCAGTGTCATAATTGGCTCCGCTGAATCTAATCAAGAACGGATGACCACTCACGTTGAGATTGAACGCAATGGTAGTTCCGCTGATAGCATACAAGGTAGGATTATTACCCGAGTACTGATTGTTGAACAAGTATGCAGTGGAACCACTGTTGGTCACATCCAAACGTGTGATAGCTGGAATTACGCTGGAGGCCGCTACAGGAGTGAAACCCAATGCAGTGGTAACGGCACTGGAGTTGATGCCAGTTATGTATCCAGCACCATTTGTCAATTGATTGTTATTGGTGGGTATTGCTGATGTGAGCGCATAGCCCGTTAATGCTGAACTTGTTATGTAACTGTTTGGGTTGGCATTGCTGTAAGGTGTGAATCCCAATGCAGTGGTAACCTGAGTGCTGGTCAAAGTATTTGCACTGATGCTGGTCACTGTGGCTGCATTGCCTGACACACTGCCAGTAATGGTATTGGTCACTGTGAGATTAGTCAATGTACCCACACTGGTCAAACTGCTGGACACCACATTCGCGGCCAGTACTGTACCAGTCAGTGTGCCGGCCGCGGCAATTCCTCCGGCAGCAATTTGTTGCCAAACTGTGCCACTGTACAACACAAAATCACCTGCAGAAAATGTTATATTACCAGCTCCAAAATTCACTGTGCCGCCCACGCTCACAGCATATTGAAATCCAGCTGTGCCTGTACCGTTGACCAAAGTAGGAGAGTTAGTGCTGGCATTCCACGTGCCTTTGTACACAACAGCGCCAGCACCTGTGGCTGCAATTACGCCTGAACCATTTATTGTGATAGTTGACCCATCCACTTTTACACCGCCCAACACACTGGTAGTAGCAGTAGGTAATGTGTAAGTGGTGTAGTTTGCCACCAATTGATTACTGCCATTCAATGTTATAGTACTACCATCTATTTTGACACCACCCAGCACTGATGTACTTGCAGTGGGCAATGAATAGTTAATATAGTTTGCCACCAATTGATTATTGCCATTCAATGTTATAGTGCTACCATCTATTTTGACACCACCCAGCACTGATGTGCTAGCAGTGGGCAAGGTATAATTTGAACCGCCGCCTGAAGATACTAACTGCCCGCTACCGTTGATTGTAATGGTACTGCCATCAATCTTAACTCCGCCCAACACTGAAGTTGAAGCCGCTGGCAGTGTGTATGATGTAATTTTATTGTTTACATACGTGGCCAATGCGCTTGCAGACACAGTCTTGTTGGCTCCACTATCTAAAACTGGAATTCTTGTTGCATCTACTGGATTAGCCAGTACAGGTAGTTGTGATATCTTTATATTTGCCATTATATTGTCCCCTACCAATATTTAGCTTAAATAGCTTACTATGATTAATCACAAACCCTTTGAAGATCTAATACAAAACCTAAAAGATTCAGGAAAATATCGTGTTTTTAACGATATCGTACGTGAAAACGGCAAGTTTCCTAATGCCATTTGGTACGGACCATACAACATCAAAAACATAGTGAACTGGTGCTCAAACGATTATTTGGGTATGGGCCAGCACAAAGTGGTGCTGGATGCCATGCACACAGCACTGGACCATACTGGTTCGGGTTCTGGCGGTACTCGCAACATTGGCGGTACCAGTCACTATCACGTGGCTCTGGAGCATGAGTTGGCAACGCTACACAAGAAAGAAAAGGCAGTGTTGTTTAGTTCAGCTTATGTGGCCAACGAATGGACGCTGATTGCACTGGCTAAGATTATCCCCAACATTGAATACATCAGCGATGCCAATAATCACAACAGTATTATCATAGGTATTAGTCATAGTAAGGCAAAGAAAGTTGTGTTCAAACACAACGACTTAGAAGATCTAGAACAGAAACTCAAGATTAGTTTTGCACAAGGCAATACACCTTGCGTGGTATTTGAATCAGTTTACAGCATGGATGGCGATGTGGGACACATCAAAGAAATATGTAGATTAGCTGAAAAGTACAAAGCTATAACATACATTGATGAAGTTCATGCTGTGGGCTTGTATGGTGCAACCGGTGGTGGCAAAGTAGAAGAGCTTGGACTTGAAAACAAAATTGACATAGTCAATGGTACCTTGGGAAAGGCCTACGGAGTTCAAGGCGGTTACATTGCCTGTGACCGGATTGTGGCTGATGCTATTCGCAGTGTGGCCGCCGGCTTTATCTTTACAACGTCAATGAGTCCAGTAACATGTGCTGGTGCAATGGGCGCAATCAAATATTTAAAAGCTTGGTTAATTCCATCAATTGCATATTGAGTGATTCTTGGGAAATAAAGATTTAG